GATGGATCAGTATTAGGAGAAGTTGTAAATGCTAATGTAACTTGTGATGGATCAGACATCGGAAGTTCAGGAGCTATCTCATTATCTACTTCTAACTGTCTTAATGCTATTATGACTGCAGGTGCTAAACTTACAGCTAATGGATGTGAAATGGATAAAACTTGGGCATTGGTTGTATCTCCAAAATCAGCTTCAGTAATTGCTCAAACAGTTGCTCAAGATTGATTCTCTTTGGCTGACCTTGCTCTTAAAAACGGATATGCAGGAAACTTTGCAGGATACAAAGTATACTCATCTAACAATGTATTCCACAAGAGAACTATCTCTTTCTCTTCAGTAGTTGCTACTGATGAAATTACTGTTGCAGGTGTTAAATTCACTTTCGTAGCTTCAATTGGAACTACAGCTGGTAATGTATTGAAAGGAGCTAACGATGCTGCTGCATTAGCTAACTTAGCTGCTGCTATTAACGGAGCTTCAGGAGCTGGAACAACTTATGTTGAAGTAAGTGCTGCTGACAGAGCTAAATTAAAGAATGTTAAAGCTAACTTAGATGCTTCTACTGGAGTATTAACTACTGCAGGTGCTGTTGTTGTATCTACACCAGATACTACAATTACTGTAGGAAATGCAGAAGAACATGCTATCCTTTGTAGACCAGGAGCTATCGACCTTATCATGCAACAAAATATCGATGTTAGAAAGACTCCATTGCCTAAGCAAAAAGCTGATTACTACATCATCTCTTGCTTGTATGGAAAGAAAACTTTCACTGAATGAAAGAACAGAATGGTTGATATCAAAATTGCTGCTTAGTAAGTGATTCATATATAGAGGGCAGGGAAACTTGCTCTCTAGAATGAATCTTTTATCAGTAATAGATTGATAACAATGGATGTAGCTACAATAATTTCATTATCTAGAAAACAGACCTCAGCAACTACAGGTCAGATTTCTGATAATGATTATCTTAAATACTTAAATATTATCTATAAAGACATCTTCTCAAGATTAGTTGTAGATAGTAAGAAATATGCATGGCAGAGCTTTACTACTCAAGTTATAGCATGACAGTCTGAATATGTTTTACCTCAACCAGACTCTATTGGTACAGGATTAAAGCTAGTGTTAAAAGTATTCTTAAATGGTAAAGATATTCCTATCTATGATACAAGCTTATATGATTCTGAAAAGGAAGTATTAGATAAAAATGAGAAACCATATTGTATCCTTAGAGATGGTAGTTTGTTCCTTATACCAATTCCAGATAAAGATTGAGAATTATATATCGAGGGTAAATATATTCCAATGGATTTAACTCTCACTAATACATCAGATGAGATTAAACTACCTGCAGAATATCATAATATTTTAGTTAAAGGATTAAACTCACTTGTATTTTGAGAAAAACAAATATTTGATAAACAGCAGTTATGGGAATGATATTACCAACAATGAATTAAACAGATTCAAGTAGAATGATCTATGGAGAATGAAAGTGCATATCATGTAGAAGATGCATATTTAGGATTCTTAGAATAAAATAATGGCAGAAAGCAATGTAATAGCACCTATCTTTAGGTGAGCTAATTGAGGAATAGCTGATGATGTTTTCACTTGAATAACAGACAGCTATTTTTCTAGTAAAAATATAGAAGTCAGAGAGAATGCAAGGGGGATATCTCTTAGTAAGAAGTTAGTATCTTGAACTACTACAAGTAATCAGATTAATGTTATTACTAAAATATCTACTACAACATATGTAGCATTAGGAGCTTGAGGAGCATTCCATAAATGTATGAATTGAACTTGGAGTTCAGTAACTACAGGATTAAGTACACCTGCTATATCTGCAGCATTCTTTAACGATAATCTTTATTGGTGTGATACTAATAAATTGTATAAAGCATCAGTATCAGATATAGAGAGCAATAATTCAATTACTCCTACAGAAGTAACTTCATTAACTAATTCAACATTCCATCCTCTACTCGTTAGTATGTGAGATATGTATATTGGTAATGGAGAAAAGCTAAGTAAGGTAGATATTACTAATGTCTTTTCAGACTTGTTTACCTTAGAGAAAGGTTGAAAGATACAAAAGCTTAATGATTTATGATGATCTATAAGAGTCGTTACTCAATCAGCTTTAGGTAACTCTAATATCTATCTTTGGGATTGAGTAAGTGATGTACCAGATGAAACAATACCTTTAATATGATATGTAACATACCAAACTCAGATATATAACGGATATCCTTATATGGTAACTAATAGATGACTTGGTATTTTAGACTGATATAAGATTTATCAGCTTAAAAAATGTGATGATTTTTCATCTATAGAGAATTGAATTGGAGTATATAATGAAAGATTAGTTATAGCATGAACTAAAGGAATATACTCATGGTGATCTAAGAATAAAAACTATAGCGAGGTTTTAAGTTATGATTATGAGCTAACAGAAACTTGAGCTAGTGTAGCTTGTATCTATTCAGACTGAGTTAAATTATTTGTAGCATGGAATAGTTGATCTACACATGGAATAGATGTATTAAGCGATTCAACATATAATACTTCAGGAGAATTAATAACAAGGTGATATTATGCTAACTCTCTAAAAGAAATAAAAGACTGAATCTTAGCTTGAATAGGATATTCAGCATTAAAGACATGAGAAAGCATTGAGATTCAGTATTCAGTAGATGGTTGAGCCTTTACTACTCTTAGAACTTTAACACCTACTACTGATACAATCGCTAACTTTACTGAAGATTTATTTGTAAGGGAACAATTCCAATATATACAATTCAAGATTATCTTAAACTGACCTTGAACTACTACTCCTAGCTTTTATGCATTAGATTTTATCTTTAATAATAATGTTAAGAGATAATGACTACTATTGGTTATGATAGCATAGAAAACATATTACTAAGCATAAGCGATCCAAACACTTGAGGAGCTATGACACAAGTTCCTTGAGTTTCTTCTCCTAAAATTAATGCATGAACAAGTATCTATAATGAAAGCTGATGAGATTGACAATGAATAGCATGATGGAGTACAGATATTAGTTGGACACCATGAGTATGAAGTATTAGTTGGACTTCAGGTAATCTAAGTTTACCTGATTGAACACAGGTTTCAGTAAGTAGTTGAAGTGCATCTATCTCAGCTCCTACTTATATCTATTGTGATACAACAGATTGAACTGTACACTCTACTACTCATTCCTATGAGGCAGTATGAGAGAATAAAATAATGATATGTGCTGCATTTCCTAATAGCTGAAAGAATGTAACTTTTAAGGCTTTCTGATGTGCTGACCAAAACTCAGCAGTAACATGAGCTGATATAGCTGCAGGAACTATTGTAGCTAGCAACATAGCAAGTAATACCATAACAGCTAATAATATAGCATCATGAACAATTACAGCAAATGAGATAGCATCTAATACTATTACTGCTAGTGAAATGAATGTATCTAGATTAAGTGCTATATCAGCTAATCTATGAGATATTACTGCAGGAACTATTACAGGTACAACAATTACTGCAGGGAATACATCTAGTTCAGCAGTTAGAATGTATCCATCATGAAGTTCATGATATTTACAATTCTACTATAGTTGAAGTACAGTATGAACTATCCAATGACAGTATGTATCATGAGTAGGTAATACTGTAGCTATAAGTGGTACAAATATAGCATTAGATTGAAAGGTATGGTGTCTAAGTAAACTTAGGATACCAGTATGAACAAATATGTATTAATTCTTAATAAACAAATATGGCTAGTTATTCAGTAGATTATAATGCATCATGAAAATGATTTTATGATACCAATTGAAACTTAGTTAATGTTTACTGAGAAGATTTTAACTTTATTGCAGATTGGTGACCTGATACGGCAGATTGAGCTACACTTGTTTCTGGTGTATCTACAAGTTTTGATTTAACAGGATTTCAACCATGACATGAAGTAATGGTATATTGTTGTAGAGTACATCGTGAATGACCATGACAATCATTAACACAGAATTATACAGTAGATTTCCTTAGGTCTAGTAATTGAAGTTCTTGGTCTACATGATGGAGCTTTAATTCTAGTTGTCATTGGGATAGTATCGATGAAACACAGTATTCTTGGTGGACTGTATGACAATATAGTTGAATAGATGATGATGAGATACGACCTTGATATAACTATTACAAAACTCATGTATATTCATCAGACTGATTAGTAGATGTTTACTCTCCTACTTTCACAGTATCTAATTTATCAATAGATTCTTCATTACATCCTTATTGATACTTATGGGTAGAATGAAGCCGTTTATGTTATACTGATTGAACATGATGGGAATTATGAAATAATGGATACTGATATAAACACAGGATAGCATATGATAGCTGATATTCAGATTATGTATGAACTGATAAATCATGAAGTATATGGTTAGAAGACTGAGTAGTAAGAAGAATCTATTATGTGGATGAATACTGATACAAGAGAAGAACATATGAGGCTAGTAATCGATATTGAAGTACAAGCTGACAATGAAGTTATGTATGAAGCTGATATAAATGAAGTATATGGTGTCCATGAAACTATGCTGATGCAAGTGATTGATACTGACATCTATGCTTTATAAATCCTAACTGATATAGGATGAGGATATTAAACTGACCGCCTCAATGATATGAATAATTTATACCATAATTGATAAAAATGAGAGACCATAGTATTCAAGCTAGTACATCTGTATCGGTGAATGGTAATAAAATTAAAGATCAGGAAGAAGAAACCAAAGCTAATACAGAAGAACAAGAGAGCGAATAAAAGCTCTCTTTTTATTAATTGAATTTTCAAATTTCTGATTAATATACCATAAATATTTACATTAAAAGTATGTTAATGGTAGAACGACTTAAACAACCTAGTACATGGTGGAAAATATGAGGAGTTTTTATAGCT